AGATGGTACAAATGTTAATTTACTACTTGTAACACTTACGCCAGAAATAGAGCCAGATGTTGCACTTGTAAATGTTGGATATAAAGCTGTTGCAGTAGAGGTATCATTAGTAACTGTTACACCAGCACTTGATGTTTGGAATGTAGGTAATGCACCTGCACCGTTAGATGTAAGTACTTGACCAGTTGTTCCTACAGACGCTAATGATTGATATGCACCAGTAGAGGTTGTTCCACCTGCTAATAAAGCATAAGCTGTTGCTGATGTATTACCTGTACCACCTTGTGCTACTGTAACTGCTGCATTGCTTGTTAATATTGAGCAAGTTGCATCTGGTAATGTATATGTTTTTTCAGCAGTTGTTGCACCAGTAAATTTAGTAAATCCATTGCCTGTACCACCATAGGTAGAAGCAATGATAGCAGTAATATTTGCAGAACCATCAAAGTTATTGCCATAAACACTTCTGGCAGTAGTGAGTGTTGCTGCACTTCCTGTAGTATTTTGGTTAAGTGTAGGAAAGTCTGCTGCAACTGCTATAGATAATGCACCTGTAGTTGTTGTGCTTTTTATAATACCTGTAGCTAGTGATGAAGTGCCTGCTGAATAATCAGTACCAGAAGTGGCTGCTGTAAATGCACTTGTGCCATTTCCTTTTAATACCCCAGTAAGTGTTGCTGCTCCTGTGCCACCGTTTCCAACTGGTAAAGTACCTGTAACACCTGTAGTAAGTGGTAATCCTGTGCAAGAAGTTAATGTTCCTGAACTTGGTGTACCTAATACTGGTGTTGTTAGTGTTGGTGATGTTAAAGTTTTGTTAGTTAGTGTATCTGTTGTTGCTTTTCCTACTATAGTATCTGTAGCTACAGGAAGCGTAAGAACAGACGTACCTGCGGTTGCTCCTGATAATACTGTAGTTGTTCCTGATGTAGAACCACTAAACTTAACACCTGTAGTGCCAAATGTAGGTAGTGTTGCAAATACAAGTGAACCTGAACCTGTTTCATCTGATACAGCAGATATTAAATTAGCTGATGTTGGTGTTCCTAAAAAGGTTGCTACCCCTGTGCCTAAACTTGTAATGCCTGTTCCACCATTGGCTACTGGAAGCGTACCTGTTACACCTGTAGTTAAAGGCAATCCTGTAGCATTTGTAAGTGTTGCAGAAGCTGGTGTACCTAATGCAATAGTGTTACCACTAGCATCTGTATATATACCCTTACTAGATGGGTATGTACAAAATACGTCTTTAGTTCCTGCTGTAAATGTAACTAATGAACCAGCATTAGATGATGATAATACAGTTGTTCTTGCTAATGCACCTGCACTAACAGTTCCTAAACCTACTTCCCATTCTGCACCGTTTACAATACAATAATAGGTCGTATTAGTATTCCCAATGGCACTTGAGAATGTTTGAAACCCAGAAACTGCACCTGATAATGTAAGCGAGCCTGTTCCTGTGGTTGTACTATTCTCACGAACCCTGTCTTTAACGACTAAAGCCATGATTTATCCTTATGCCAAAGTTACAGAAAGGCTACCACTAGCAATTTTAAATATATCGCCAGAGTCAATAGTTTTACTTGAGTCTAATGGTGTGTGAAATAATAAATTACCAGATGTTAAAGCATCATATAGACCAATATGCGTTACTACTCCCCATGAAGCTGTTGCTGTTGCAAATGTTACGTCAGCACTATTAGTAGTTACACCGTTAGAAGGTGCACCAAATGTCACAGCAGTTCTTGCATAAGCACTTCCAGATAATTCTGTACCAGAACCAGCATCTGTAGGGTCTGTAGTAAACAATGCTACATAAACTGTGGCTGGTGATGTGTATGTTGTGTTTCTTAAAACTGCATTTACAAGTGCATTTTCAAGGTAATTGCTAAATTCTGACATAATTTTTCCTTATCGTGTTGCTACTGATATAACCAATGGTGCAGATGGGTTATCAGCAGAGTCGTTTGAAGCTGTTAATGATGCTAAACCTCTATCATAGAGAGAAGCCCATGTTTGTACTCTTGCGTCATTCATTAAATATGGTTCTGCTTCACCTAAAGCTGCATAAAGTAGTAAATCTGGACAATATGCTAAAAAGTTATTAGATGAAACGGTTGAACTTAAATATGATGGTGATGCGTAGTAAACCATTTTAAGTGTATATATAGAATCTGGTATAGGTGCAAATTGAAACTCTGAACCCATGATAGTATAGAATTTAGGAGCACCACTATCTGCTGTTGATGCCTTTGTATTTCTAAAGAAGTTACTTGGATTTTGATACACAAGTGTTTGTATTGGACTAGATTCTATGTGTAAATCACGCATTTCTAGGAAGTCACTAGGTAATGATACAGTAGGGTCTGAAGCTGCTGTAGATGCTGTAACTACCTTAATCATTTGTCTAATTCTTACGTCACGTCTTAATCTATTCTCTGCTAACGTAACAAATGTAGGGATTTGTGATGTTAAATCAGTACGAGCCAAGTAATCAGCAAGTGTTGCTTGCAAATCTGTATATGTAGTAAAAGCTGCCATTATATGCGACCTGTCCTTGTTCTAAATGCTCTGTTGTCTGGGTTGTTTAACCATGCTTTAAATCGTGGCATATCTATGACAGTTAGTCCACGAGTAATACCTTGTTTTTCTAATTCTTGGAATACTACTAAAGGAATAGATGCTACCTTGTTACCAAATGAGTCATCACTCCATCTTTGCTTTTCATCTGACTGTGCATATTCTGCTTTATTAGCATCAAGAATGCCTGTTATATTTTGTGAGTGTGCAATAACTAAATCATCACCATTATCATGGAAAGATGTTTGAGTAATTCCATTGTTAATTACTTTATCTGTCATGTTTTTCCTTTTAATTTCTGTTTATAACTCTTATTAAAAGCTATAAAGAGAAAGCCCTATTGCTAGGGCTGTCCTCATACTGATTAAGTTAAATCAGAGATAATGCCATGTGCTGCAGAGTTCTTAACTTCTAAAGTATACTCAACTAATAGTTGGGTAATGTCAGAGTCACCTGATTTAGCAATTTCATTAGTTTGGAATGGGCGTAGATAAGCTACTGCAGCCATTTCTGTATCTAATAAGAAAGCTGTATCATCATTGTCTGCATTAGGAATGAAACGGTCAGGAACGATTTGGATAATACCAAAGTCTGAAACGTAAACATCTGCTGCATTAATGATTTGAGCTTGTTGGTTAGAAGGTACATCTCTGTAACGAGTAGCAATACCAGTGAATGTAGAAGCTACAACTTTTTGAGCTGGAGTAACTAACAACATTGTTGGTGAACCACCATTAGTAAATGCAGATTGCATTACAGTATTTAAAAGTGTAGCTGTAAATGCTCTGTCATCACCTGTTACACGAGCTGTAGTACCTAACGAACCAGCAGTACCATTCGTACCACCAGAGTAGTTAGATGATAACCATGTTTGTAAACCACCAAGTTTACGAGCTGTTGTAGAGTTACCATTAGCTGCTACTTGGTTAGATAAAAGGATTGCTTCCATATCACGTTTAATTTCACTAGATGCTTTAGCTAATTGGTAAGCCTTTTCAGATTTACGACCAGCTTTGTTTACTGCATCAAGAGTACCAGAAATTTTGATAGTCTTTTGTGAGATTTGTGTACGGTTACCAACTCTTGTAGTTACACCCATTGTAGCATCAGATGCTGTATCACCTTCAACTGCTGCATTTGAAGTGTTTACAGAAGCTAATGAGTCTGTTTGCCATTCATGGTAAATAGCAGTAGCTTTTGATTTGCCTACTGAATTTAAGAATGGTGTTTCTGTTGGAGAAATGTTATAGATAACGTCAGATAAATCTTCACGTTGACCTATAGCTGTGTAGGTTTGATATGTTGCCATGATTTAATTTCCTATTCTAATATTTGTTCAAATAAAGCTGCGGCATCTCTGACTTTACCAGAGGTACGCAACTGGGATTTTTGTTGGTTTATCTTTTGTGCATCACTTTGCTTTGTACCACCAGAAGTACCTGCTCTTAACATTCTAGGAGCTTCATTTACTTTCTTGGTCATAGCTGGCTTTGATTTTTGAAGTTTGTCATACATCATTGCCTTTTGTAAAGTGAGCACATGACGAGAGTCATATACTTGTGAGAGTTCCTCATCAGTAAATCCTAACGTCTTGCCATAAGAACGAATTTCCTTACGGAAGTTATCGCCTTTGACTGGGTCTGAAAACTCTGGTAGGACTTGTGCTAGTTTAGATGCTTCCTGTGCAACTCTGTCAGACATGGCACGAGCATAGTCAGATTGTTGCTCTTGAGCAATTCTGGCTTGTTCGGCTCTTATAGCTTGGAGTTGTTCTTTCTTTTCAGAAAGTTCAGCAACTTTAACTGCATAGCCTATAGGGTCGTTTTCCTTAAGAGAATGTAAATCCTCTTGTGGCATTTGCGAAGTTAGAAAGTTATCTATTGCTTGCAAACGTTGAGCATATGAATCACGAGCATACTTGGCTTCCTCAATAGCACCACGTTCAGCTTCCACTAGCTTACGTTGTTCTGCTACTTCGGTAGTTTTTTTCGTATAGTCAGCACCAAGCTGATAACCTTTAATCAATTCAGATAGAGGTACTTCTTTTTCTTCCCCTGCGGCTTTAATTACATATGAAGGCTCTTCTTCTTGACTATCATCTTCTTGTACTTCAGCTTCGTCATCAACGACTTCTTCTACTTGTTCAGCTTCTTGTTGTGGCTCTGCTTCTTGCTCCAGTGCTTGTTCAGCTTCCAGTTCACCTGCTAGTTGCTCCGTAGAGTTAGCTGGGGTGTCCATTAGACCTTCAAACGCATTGGCTGCTTGACTTACAGTAAGCGTGCCACTTCCAGATTCTTCTGGAGTCATGGTGTTTTCACTCATTTATTTTCCTATATTACCTCTATGGGAGGCGTACCAAATGTAGAATTATCTACAATATCTTAAATCGGTTCTCATCTATTGCTTGACCTGCTGCAATAGCTTCAAGACTGCCGATTAATTCTTTTATAGCAGCTATCTTATAATAGGACTGCTCTC